CGGCACGTTCGAGTTGGCGTTCTGCGGGGTCGGCGTGTCCTGCACGACGGTCCCGTCCGCCAGCACGTAGACGTTGACCCCCCGGACGAACGGCTTGTACCAGCGCCAGAGCCGGTCCTGGGGAAGCCCGGTCAGGCGGCTCCGGTCAGCGATCGTCGGCGGGGTGAACGTGTAGATGGCGAAGGGCTGCTCACCCGCGAGGGGTCCGAACCCCGTCGAGTACCCGGGGTGGAAGGGGCTGCCCATCTCATGCGCCCGCGATGATCGTGCCGATGAGGGCGAGGGCGGAGAGCGTGGCCGCGCCCTGGGCCGTGTACCTGACGGCGAAGTTCGTGGTCCCGGCGTTCAGCGCCTGGATGAACGTCACCTCGGCGGTCGCCTGGACGGGCTGCTTGCCCCCGATCCAGAGCACCTGCTCGGGCTTGGACCCGACGGCCACGACCGTGGCGCCGCTGATGTCGAGGCCGACCTGCACCTGATTGTTCACGGCCTGGGTGTCGATGTTCATGGAGAGGACGAGCTCTGCCGTCGTCGGGTCGTTGAGCGTGACCGAGCCGGTGACCGGCGGGGTGAGGTTCGTCCACGCCGCGTTGTTGGCGAGCGTGAACGGCCCCTGGTTGACGACGTTCCAGAACGGCGGGTGCGAGTCGTTCCAGAGCACGGTCACGATCTCGCGCATGTCGGCCGGGCTTATCAAACCGGCCGAATTGTCGGGGAGCAAGTTGAGGAGGTCCTGCAGCGTCGTCGCCATCTGGCTACGGCTCCGTGATCCCCAGCCTCCGTGCGGCCTCTGTGTCCCCCAGGTTCCTCGTCGCCAGCAGCCTGGTGCGAGCACGAGGCTGTGTGTCGCCCGAGCCGGGGTCGTCGGCGTCGTTGTCACCACCGACCGGACGGCTGTACTGGGTGTACCCGCCGTCGCGCATCATGTCGAACGCGGTGTTCGGGCAGGTGTCGACGGGGCTGCAGAACGCTGCGCGGTCGTGGCTGTCGGTGAGCGCGGTGTCGAACCGGTCGATCGCCCCGGTCTTCTCGACGAGGCGCCGGGGCTTGTAGTCCTGGTGCTCGACGGCTTGGAGGTCGAGCGGCGGCTCGATCGCCTGGGTTCCTGACGGCCCGGTGTCCTGGTAGTCCTCGCGGGTCTCCTCGGAGCCGAGCTTGAAGGTGTCCGGTCCGCTCGATACCACCCCGGGGTTCGGGCGCGGCTCGACACGAGAGCCGGGCGTCATCAGCGGGCCGTTGCGCGGCGTCGGTGGCGCCGTCGCGGTCGGGTTCCTCGGCTGGCGAGGCGGAGGCATGGTGTCGCGGGCCATCAGAACACCGTCTCTGCGGGAAGCGGCGGGATGCACTCCACGTCATCGCCCGGGCGGTACTCGCTCCGGGCCATCTCGTGGGCGTTGGCGTCCCGGTAGTTCCGCTTGGTGGTGTTCAGCTCCGCTCCCCGGCCGCTCGGGATGATCTCTGCGCCCGTCGCGATCGGCGGGTCGGTCCACCCCTCCATCACCCGGTCCTCGCCGCGGACGTCGCCTGCGTGGCGGCCCATCTCGGAGTCGGTCGCGTTCGGCCCCTGGGGGGGCTGGCCGTACCCACGGTCAGGGGCGGGCGGGAGGTGGAAGCCCTCGCCGATGGTCTGGCTTGCCGGCTCGACCACGCACGCCTCGTCACGGACATCGGCGCGTCGGCCCATCTCCGTGTCGGTCGCCGGTCGGCCCTTGCGCTTCGGGTCAATCGTCATCGCCTCACCTCGATCGAAGGGTCATGTGGCCGGTTCCCCCTGCCGACCTCGCCAGTCTGTCGGTGTCTGGCGGCCCGGCAGGGGGTCACGACCATCTTCCACGAGCGGAGGAGCCCCAAGCTCGCCGACCGCTCGTAGGTGCCATCGCCGAGAAGCACGCTTCCTGCGGAGAAGTGGAGTCCTCGGCATCCGGTCTTCCTTGTTACTCGTTGATGGACGGTGGAGGACCCGGGTTGATGTCGCCCAGCGTGGTGGCCGACTCGATGCGCTGCATCGCGGCCTGACGGAAGATTCCGTACGCGCCGAGCCAGTACCAACCGAGCGGCACGAAGCGCCGCAGGTGGTCGGTGACCGGGCCGTCGATGATGTGGGGGACCGCACCGTTGCCGTCCGTGATCGAGTACGCCTTCGCCAGGGCCTGACGGCCGAGGATCAGCGTCGCGAAGACGGTGGTGGTGCCGTAGGCCCCGTAGTACGGGTAGCCGGAGAACTGGCCGCCCGAGGTGCCGCCGAACACAGGAGCGCGCGGCGACTCGACGAAGCGCACACCCTCGAACGTGCCGATCTCGCCCTGCCAGATGGCCGCGGGGTCGGCGTAGTTGTGCGGGTAGCGCCACGACGTGACGCTGGTCTCGTTCATCAGGTCGTACTTGGTCGACGGGTGGATGACCCCGGCGTAGTACCCGTCGAAGTCCTCCGTGTTCGCAGCACGGAGCTTGGCCTGCACGGTGAGGACGTCGGCGGACGAGATGAGCGAGCCGTAGTTCTGCTGACCGACGCCGTTACGGCCGGCGGTCTGCGCCGCGTTGATGGCGGCCTGGGTCGCGCCCTGTCCCGGTGAGTACCAGACGTTGGTGCCCCCGATGACCGCAGCACGAGCGACACCGTCGATCGAGACGCCGGCGTTGAAGCCGATGACGTTCGCGACGACGGGGTCGATCTCGACGAACGCCTCGCCACGGAGCTTCGCGGTCGTGATGATCGCGTTGCCGTACTCGGCGAGGGTGAGGACTACGACGGAGTCCGACAGCGGCTGCGCCTGCACGTCGAGCGACTCGTTGGCGAGGGCGGCGTAGACAGGCGGGAGGTCGTTGACGATCGTGAACTGGACCGACGCACCCGGCATCGACTGACGGGTCGGCTCCACGTCCGCGAAGTTGTCGTAGATCATCTGGGGTCGGAGGGCGAAGTACGCCATCCGGTCGTAGGCGGCCTTCGCGAAGTCCAGCGAAGTGCTGCCGGTGAAGATGTCAGGTGATCCTTGAGGCATGGTTCCTTCTCCCCGGAGGGATCAGGGCGTCAGCGCGTGCCTTTCGTGTAAATGCCCATCTCGGGGTGTTCCCGCTGGTACTTGTCCACGAGCTCCATCACGGCCTGCTGGCCTGCCCGTGACGACGGCTGCTTGTCGGGGAGGGCCGCGAGCTCCGCGTAGAAGCTCTGCCCCGCGTCAGGCTGGGGCGGTCCGCCCCCGCTCACAGTGCCCTGCGCTGCCTGCAGCCTCGCCAGCTCGGCCATGATCGCCGACTGGTCCTCGCTGCCTGCGGTGGCGGGCGGGGGTGGCTTCTCCTCGAACAACCCGTACTCCTTGGCCTTCGCCAGGATGGCGTCCGGGTCGGCGTCTCCCTTGTAGGCGTCCCTGAAGAGCGCCCCGAGTCCGTCCCGTGGGATCTGCGCCTCGGCCATCGCTGCCCGCATCTCCGCTTCCGCGGCGCGGTGCAACTGTTCCTCGTACTGCGCCCGCTGCTTGCGGGCGTCACGCAGCTCCCGACGGATGTTGTCGTCGAGAATCGCGCCCTCGAGATCGTCGTCGTCTTGAGGCATGGTCGCTCCGTTCTGGTGTACGCGCATCAGCCGGAGGGTCTGAGCGTGTCGACTTGTACGCAACGGGGTCGTCGGTCCCGCCGAAGGGGTTGAACGGCCAGCTCACCGGGTGCCCCCGGGCCAGCTCGCGCTCAAGGCGCACGGTACCACTAAGGACCCTGGCCCTCCGTGGATGCCGAGCCAGCACCCCGAACGCCCTTGGCCGTCGCCTCGAACCCACCGCCCGCAGAGAGGAACGCCTCGCGTGCGGACTCGGCCGTCCGGACCTGCTCGCGCGCCAGGGCCTGCGTGGTCCCCTCGTACCCCGGAACCATCGCGCCGAGGAGCTCCCGTGTCGTGACGTGGGGGGCGACCGCGCCGGGGGCGGTGGCGCGCAGGTACCCAAGGTTCGCGGCGGCGTCGATCGCCGTCGCCCCTGCGCCTGGGGTGTGGAGGAACTCAAAGTGGGCGAGCTCCATGGCCTGGGCCTTGCTGATCGGCCCGAGGCCGCTCGTCCGGGTCTGGGCGCCGAACTCGGCGGCTTGGAGCTGCTCGCCCAGGATCATCGTCGCGCGGTTGGGGTTGGCGAAGTACGCCGTCAGCGCCCCCAGGCTGTTCTTGACCCCGAAGTAGTGCTCGAACTGCCGCTTGACGAGCGGGTCGGCCTGCATGGCGACGGTGTTCAGGTCCTTCAGCCTCGCGTTGAACTCGATGGGCGAGACGTCGTGGGCCACCAGCTCACCGATCTCCCGCTTGGAGATGAACCCATGCGGCAAGGCGTACTTCGTGGCGAGGCCCATCATGGCGTGCTCGTAGGTGATGTACTGCGTCTCGCTCATCAGCGGCAGGCCCAGTTTGGCCCGGTCCTTCATCCCGGGGAACGCCGCGTCGTACTGGGGGGTCTTGCGGATGTCCGCGATGATCTGGTTGTAGTCCTCGCCAGCGACCGCCCGCTGGTAGACCCACTTCACCATCGCCGGGTCGCCCAGATCCCACTGGCGCATCGTGGCCTGCACCCGTTCGTACGCGCTGTAGACCTCGGCGTTGGTCGGGTTCCGAAGCGCCCGGTTCCCGAACCGGTCGACATAGACGGCGGTGTTGTGCTTGGGCGCAGTGGTCCCGGTCGCCGACGCGAGCCGCTCGCCTTGGGGCAGAGCCGTGAGCGGCGCACCGCCGCCCTGCTGGATCGTCTTGCCGAGGCGATAGACGTAGGTCGCGAGCGATTGCGCGCCCGTCGCACCGACGTCGTAGACGAGTCCCGGCACCCGGCCCACCGCCTGGATCTCGTTCTGGGTGAGAGTGCGGACCTGGACCGGACCGCCGTTGCCGTTCTCGTCGGCGGCGATCACGAGGTTGTTGCCGAGGTAGATGACCTCGTGGCCGAAGTGGCCCTGCGCCCCCTGCTCGAAGATCACGTCGCCCGGTTGCAGCGAGCCGCTGGTCACGGGGACCATCCACTTCTGCTGCTGCCAGGTGGTCCGCGCCCCATCGACGCCCGGAACGTCGCCGACGCCCTTTTGGATCGCGAGTTGCACGAACTTCGAACAGTCCATCCACGACCCCTCGAACCCCGACGGCTGGCCGCGGTAGGCGAGGGCCTCGCGGAGGAACTCGACGACGTCGTTGCCGGGATCACGCGCCTTCGCCCTCCCACTCCCGGTGGGGGTGGTCGTTTGGCCGGTCGGGTGGCCGAGCGGGTTCCCGGCGTGCTGCTGTTGTGCCAGCGCCTCGCGCCGGTCCTCGGCGCGCGCGGCGGCGGTACCTGGGGCTGGCTCCGGTCCCTCAGCCACGTGGCTCGCCTCCCGAGAACGCGTCGTTCATCGCCTGGCTGAACCCCTGCGCCCGTGAGCTCGCGGCGGGTGAGTGGTCGAACCCCAAGCCCGGCTCACTCACGAGGTAGAGCTTGAACTGGCTGAGGGGCATCAAGGTCGGCCGACCGGTCTTCTGATCGACGGTCCCGTCCAGCACGTGCATCCACATCGGGTCGGTCCAGTCCGGCTCGGTGTCATCACCGAGCGTCGCCTTGGCGATCTGCACGTAGGGGTCGACGAGCACGCGCGGGGCGAGGCCCTGGGCGATCTGTGGGGCAAACGTCGGGAACATCCCGGTCGCGATCTGCTTCGCGTACTCGAGGTACTGATCCTCGTGCCCCTTCCACGCCTTCGCTGCCTCGTCGGAGATGGGAACGAGGTAGTCGGCAGCGATCTGGTCGACGCTGCGACCCTCCTCGCCTTGGGTAGGAGCCTCGGGCTTCTCGCTGGGCGGCTTGGCGCCTGCGGCTGGTGGCTTGGCCACGCCCTCGGTCGGCCCGACGTCGGGTGGCGCGGGCGGGAGCGACGTGTCCGGCGGCTCGTCGGCAGCGGCCAACTGCTCGTCGAAGTCCAGCCGGGGTGGCCTCGAGGGGACGAGCTCATCCGCCAACGAGCTGCCCTGACACGGTGTACTCCGCCGCGAGCGGGCGGAAGACGCTCGAGATCGTGTACTGCAGACGCTGGCCGATCGCCTTGGCCTGGTCCTGGGGGATGCCCCACTCAGGCGGGAACGTGTACTTCCCCTCCTCGATCTGCGTGAGCTTGTCGTTCCACCAGGACACGGTAGTGCTGTACCCGTACCCGCCCTTGTTGGGCGACGCCAGGTACGCCCGCAGCGTCCCGGCGGTGAAGTACGACGAGAGCTGTGCGGCGACGTAGATGCTGTTGTCCAACACGCTGTTGCCCCCGTAGTGCGAGTCGAGCGCCATCGTCTCGAACTCGTGCATGGTCGTCTCGCGCCACGCCTCCGTCTGGTGGCTGTTGTAGTACGACGCGTACTGCGGCGCGATCTTCAGGAACTGCTGCAGGTACGACGGCCGGCCGGTCGAGTGGGTCCCGAAGTACTCCTGGTAGAGGGGATACGTGTCGGCGTTCGGTCCGAGCCTCGCCGCGTTCTCGTCAAAGTTCTTCCACAGCACGTCGTAGACGAACGCCTCGCCGCTGGCGTTGACCATCGCGTTGATGTACTGCTGCGGCGAGTCCTTGTGGCGCAGCCCCACCAGCCCCAGCGTGTTCGCCGACCACTGGCTGTACCCCGCGGTGCGGTCGCCCGGTGGGGTCAGCGCAGCCGCCGCGCTCGGGTACTTCCCCACCATGTACGGGTTGGTCAGCGCGAACTGCACCCCCGGCAGCGTGTCCGCCCACGTGCCGCCCTCCACGGTCTGGGATCTGGACACCGGGATCACGACCGCCCACGGGAAGTGCTTGTGGAACGCGTCGTCGGCCTTGGCGACGTCGCCGTTGAACTTCTTGAGGAGGCCCCGGTACGCCGTCTGCAGGTCGGGTGCGGCCTGACCGAACGAGATCGAGAACGGCGACATGGCACCGAGGCCCATCTTCACGACCCAGTTCCAGACGGTGTGGATGTTCATGTTGTCCAGAAAACTCTGCCGCCACGCCGGGTCGTCCCACTGCTGGGAGAACTTCGCGTACGTGAGGAACAGCCGGACCTCGCCGGGCGTCGAGTGCGCCGGGAGCGTGATGCCCCCGCCACCCGGCCCCTCCGGGTGGAAGTACGCCGTGTTCCCCGTCCCCGGCACGTTCGCGTACGAGTTGTAGATCCTCGTCATCTCGCCGAGGATCGCCGCCTCGGCGACCGAGTCCAGCACGGTCTGGTACGAGCTCGTCACCCCACCGAGACCGCCCCAGCCGAACTCCGCGCCGCCCGCCCCGAAGATCAGCTCGACGATGTGCTGCAGGATGCTGTTCGGCAGGGCCGCCAGCACGAGTGGCAGTTGGTTCGAGACCTGCCCGCTCACCTTGTTGTTGAGTCCCCTCCACCAGTCCGGCCCCAGGAGGCTGTGGAGGCCGAAGTGGCCGATGTTCAGGTCGAACCCCTGGTACCCCGTGAGCATCGAGAGGTCCTCGATGGCCCGCAGCGGGAACGACGCCACGGGGCCGGCCTTCGGGGTCACCATCGCGAGGATCCGCTGCCACGGCGCGCTGCCGGTCGCCGAGTCCTCGGCGTTGGGGATCGGGTTCATCGACTGGGTCGAGTTGAGCATGAACAGGAGGTTCAGGCCGTAGAACGAGTACGGCGACGTCAGGTACGCGACCCCGTTGCGCGTCAGGCTGGCGATCCCACGGTTGATCCCCAGCATGAGCTTGATGTACTGCTCGAACGCGCCGGGGTTCTCCTGCCAGAGCCGGCCGACCCTGCGCCACGCCTGCATCTGGGCGAAGTAGAACGGCGCAACCACACGGGCGGCCTCGTCCCACACCGTCTTGTCGAGCGGGTTGTGGATGTACTGGACCATCTTCTGCACCGCACGGATCTTCGCGAGCGCGTCGGCCTGCGCCTGGGTCATCTCTCCGTCGCGCACCGCGCCGCGCAACAGCGCCCGCTGGTCGGCGAAGTCCAGAATCCACGTCGCGTCGCGCGAGAGGTTGTTCACCATCGGCCCGAAGATGTGGTCCTGCATCCACCCCGTGACCCCGTGGACCCACTCCTTCGACGCCTTCTTCACCGCCGTGGTGACCGGCCCGGAGACCATGTTGAACGCGTCGGCCGGGACCCCGCCGTGCACGTCCGCCTGCCACGCCTGCCAGGAGCCGGGAACGGAGCGGTCGATGATCCGCTGGGCGCCGATGAGGTCGATGTACCGACGCTCGGCATCGAGCAGCCCCGCGTTCTGCGAGGCCCAGAGGCTGTTCTCGGCCATCGGGGACCCGACGACGAACCCTGACGTGCGCTTGCCGAGGATTGCGGCGTGGTCGAGCCGCGGGTCCCCCGTCGAGGTGAACGTGCCGTGGACACGGTCCGAGACCGCCGGGTGGAACGCGCGGTCGAAGTAGCGGATCTTCTCGCCGTAGTTGTCGATGAGCTCGAGACCGGTCGCCTGTGCCGCCATCTCCGCTTGACGCCAGTTGCCGGTCCGCTTGTACTCGTCCACCCAGGACTTCAGCAGCGCGCGATCCCAGTCCGACCGCTCGAGCGCGAGCGCGCGCAGCCACCGAGCCTGGATGAACCCGTGCGCCGTGTTCGGGTACTCCTGGAAGTTCTTGGAGAGGGCGTAGCGGACCTCTGCGCTCGACTTCGTGTACCCGATGTTCTCGTGCATCGCTTGGACCGCGGCGTCGATCGCGCCGGGTCGCCGGTTGTACTGGGTGATGTCCGAGGTGTGCTGCGAGCGCACCGCTGGCGGCGAGATGTGGCCCTGCTCCATCCAGATCGACGCGGCCGCCGCGTCCATCAGCTCGTTGAACCGAGGACCGGCGAAGGACCTGGCGAGTCCGCGGTTGAGCCCGAGCCGGAACGAGTACAGCGCGGCGGTGAGGTGCCACATCTCTCTCGACTCCGGGATCGGCATGTCGTTGCGGACGAAGTACGTGGCGGCGTAATCGCGTGTCTGGGCGATCACCGCCTCCTGCTCCGCGGTCGTGGCCGTGCCCTTCTGGGCCTTCTCCATGTAGCGCGCAAGCCGTCGCCCGGTCTTCGTCGGCACCCACGTGAGGCGGCCGCCCCGCTCGATGACCGCCTGGCGGAGCTTGTACTCGGTCTCGCCCGAGGTCCCGATGAAGTGCGAGGCCGCGGTGTTGAACAGTCCCTTGCGGTACATGTTCGCGAAGACCTCGGACCCCGCCACCCGGAACGCCCACCCACCGGTCGCGAGCGCCAGCGGTTTGAACCACCGGTCGTTGAAGAGGAAGTCGATCCAGTCCCGCGCAGAGCCGAGCGCGACGCGCGGCATGTCGTTCCGCATGATCTTCCAGTGGCGCACCCCGTCGATGGTCTCGGACTTCTCGAGGGCCTTCTTCCACCCCAGCACCATCTCGTGCACCGCCGCGTCGACCTGGCTGTAGTTCGGGAGCGTCATCCGCTCGAGCTCGTTCGGGACCGCGGCCGAGCTGCGCGTCGCCGTCGAGAGGTCGTCCTTGTTGAGGACGTCGACGTACGAGAGGTTGACGCCGTCCGGGCCGATCACATAGACGCCGGCCTCGTCGCCGAACGCGTTGCCCGTGAACTTGGCGGCGAGCTGTCGGGCGGCACGGACGATCGAGGTCTCGAGCTCCACCCCCGCCTCGGGGCTCAGGCGCTCCCTGGCCGCGCGCTCCCAGAGCTTGCGCTGGAAGAACCCGGCGTACGCGTTCTCGACGATCATCCGCCACTGCGCCGGGTCCGTCGTGTGCAACAGCATGTTGCCCAGGTGCTGGACGACGCCCTCGCGCTCGCCCAACTGGCGGTAGACCTGCAGCACCGCTGGCACCAAGTTCGGGTCGCCGATCATCCCGGTCTTGTTCTCGAACTTGGCGGCCCCCGAGGTCGTGTCGAGGTACATCGCCAGGTTGGCGAAGAGTCGGCCCGGCGAGTACCGACCCGGGATCGCCCGGAGGTTCGCCTTCAGGAAGTCGCTGAAGTTCCGCAGCGGCAGGGTCTCCACGCGCATGAGCGTCGTCGCGCGCTCGCGATCACCGAACCAGTCCAGAATCCGCTGCTCGGTGGCGGGCACGTCAATCGAGTCAGCGGCCAGCCTCGAGCTCGCGATCCGCGGCGGGAGCTCGCTGCCCTTCGGGACCTTGGCGTACTTCAGCTCGGTGGCTGCACCCTCTTTGTAGACCTTCAGGTCGTCGATCTCGGGCGCGGCGGTCGCGAGCCTGCGGTTGGCCCGGGCGATCGCGCCGGCGTCGTTGGTCGCGTAGTACCGCACGGCCTTGCGCCAGGTGCGCCCACCGGGCGCCTCAAAGAGCACCCTCGCCTTCGAGATGTCGGTGCCCGGGAAGTAGGGGTGCAACAGCCCCTTCAGCCCCTCGGGGCTCCGCGCCTCTGCGACCAGCCGACCGTACGCCCCGAGGGGCATGGGGATCCCGAAGTTCATCGTGGTGTCGATCCCCATGCGGAGGGTCTCGCCGATGAAGTCGTGCTGCATCGAGTCCGGCAGGAGGTTGTAGACCATCCACCCGAACGTGTCGGGCGGGTGGCCGGGGCTGTTCTTCGACCACTCCACGCCGTTGGCGGTCCGCGCCCAGGAGTCGGGGTAGATCAGCCACTTCGCCGTCGCGATGTTCGTCGCCTCCATCGCGAAGAGACGCGGGGAGGTCAAGAGGTCCGAGATGATCCGCGCCACGCGGATCGGCACGCTCAGGGTCTGGGCGATCCGCTCGGTGCTGTACCCGATGTACCGGTCGACCCCCGGCAGCCCGGACCTCGCGAAGTTCCGCCAGAACTCGCGCTGTCCCTCCTCGAACGCCCTGCGTGCCGCCGCCCGCTCGGCGTTGGTCTCCCCGCTGATCCCCAGGCGCTCCGCCATCGCCTCGAGCCGCTGCTGGCGCGCAGCCGTCTCGGCGGCACGCGCCGCCTGCTCGGCCTCTGTCGCGGGCCGCATCGTCCACTCAGCCCCCTGTGCACCACCCTGGACCTCGTCGGCGGCGCCGGGCCTCATCGTCCACTCCATGCCCGCGCGCCCGCCCACGACCCTCGCCTCACCCAGCAGGTCGGCTTCGGCAGCACCACCGAGTCCGAGCCGTGCGATCAGGGGAGCGAGCATCCCGTCGGTCGCCACGCTGACGACGATCCCCATCGCCAGCGCCGGGGCGGCCGCCGCCAGCGCCGCGGCCCACCCGTGGCGCATCCCGACGTCCATGTAGTACCGGAACGTGTGGTTCGGGATGTCCAGGTACGAGTTGACGCTGCCAGCCATGGAGCGGTACACCTCATTGGCGAGTCCCGGGTCCCACGGCACGGCGAACCGCGTGACCCCCTCGGCGCCAGCGCCCGTGACGCCTCCGAGGTTCAGCACGTGTTCCAGCAAGTTCCACGGGACCTGCGTGACCCGCAGGTCTTCCGCCAGAAACTGGCCCGTGGCGTTGACGACCGGTCGGCCGTACCGGTTCCCCCCGACCGTGGAGATGATCCCGTGCAGCCCGTGGACGTTGCCGGTCTCAAAGTAGTTCCACCCGTGGTTGATCCCCTGGATGATCGACGCGTCACTGAGGTAGTGGGGCAACCAGTCCTGCTCCGACGCCGAGCTCCCGAGACCGCCGCCAGGCGCCCCGGTGAACCAGTGGCTCGCCGCGTCGTACCCAGAGGCGATCCCGTGTCGAGTGGCGTCGAACGCGCCCGCGACGTCGTGACCCGCGCCGCTGAAGAACCCGCCGATCTCGCCGAGGAGCCCGCCGCCGCCGGGCGTGGGCTGCCGTGGCGGCGCGAGCGGACCGGCGATCCCCTGCGCCATCAGGGTGTTGAGCTCGGTCTGGTGCTGCATGTGGACCGCGCCCTCGGCGGTCTGGATCGGGTCCGCCAGGCTGTTCGCGCTCTTCGCGATCGCCATGGTCGTCCCCGGCATGTTGGCGAGGTGGGGGACCTGCTTGATGAGCTGGGTCACCCTCGCTGCGGTCTCGGCGTTCGCGTCCTGGCGCTGCTCGACCGACGGCCCGACGTGCTGGACCGGCACCAGCGTGTCCGGAGGTTCCGGACCCGGGGGACCGACGGGGCCAGCGGGACCCATCGGCCCGGCCGGGTAGCTCGGCCGCTGCGGCTCGGGGCCGTCGGGCACTACATCCCCACCACACGCGCGGTCGCGGCGAGCAGGCGGATCTCAGGGGTGGCGTCGGGACCGGAGGCCAGCATCTGCAACTCGTCGCCGAGCGTGTTCGTGGGCGAGCCAGCCAGCCCCTCGGGACCAGCCCCCGGGCCGATCGGCAGCCCCGAGGTGATCGGCTCTTGCGGCCGGCGAGTCACGTCGAGAAACGGGAGGTCCCCCGGTGCGTGATCGGGCTGTGGGCGCTGGGCCATCGTCGCGGGGACGGTCGGCGTCGGGACGTTGAGATCCGCCGATGCCCGGGGCGCGACCCGCATCGCCTCTGCCTGACGCGTGGCCTCGCCGTAGGGCTGACCGGGGACCGGCCGGTTCGCGAGCTTCTGGCCGGTGCCGTTACGCGGCACTTGCGCCTGCCGGGTGCGTGGTCGAGAGGAGCTTCATCAGATCGGCCGCCCCCATCGGCGGCTGGGGGACCGTGGTGCCCGGCTCCTCGCCGGAGCTCGACGGCGGGAGCATCGGCGGGGCGCCCGGACCCAGAGCAGCCGGACGCTGCATCCCCGGTTGCAGCTCCTCGGGCTTGGGCTGCTCGGGCTGGCCCTCGCCTTGGCCGAGCTGGGGCTGACCGCCCTGGGCCTGGGCCTGGGCGTGCTGCTCGTCCTGCATCTGGCGGTGCACCTTGTCCACCGCGTCCTCGAGCGTCGTCTTCCCGTCGGCCATGGCCTTGGCGATCCGCGCGATCGTGTGGGGGTCGAGCTGTCCGTTCTGGGCCTGGGCCTCCATGCCCGCGAGCAGCGAGCGCCGCAGCCCCTCCATCTGGATCCGGTTGATCTCGAACTCGACGTCGTCCACCGAGGCGTCCATCTCCATGGCCTTCTGCGCGGACCAGACCCCCTCGCCGATCTTCTGGCCCGCGGCCACCTCGGCCTGGGCGGCGTCGTACCCGGGGAGCGCGTACTTGGCGACCACGTGATCGGTCTCGAAGGTGGCGGTCACGTCGTAGTCCGAGCGCGACTCGATCCCGTCGGCGGGGATGAAGAACATCGACGTGCCGTTGAAGTACGTCTTCATCACCTTGATGGCCCGGCGGATCTCCGCCTCGAAGGACCGCTCGAGGATCTCCTGGTACTCCTGAATGGGCATGTCCATCGCCGCGCCGAGGACCATGGCACCGCGGCGGGCGGTCCTGACGTTGGTGGGCGACTCGCCGCCGAACTCGGCGGGGATCCCCCCGGTGAGGCGCTGGTTGCGCTCAAGGCTGTCGAGCGCCTGGAACCCGGACTGGGGGATGTTCAGCACGGCCTGCTGGTACCGGCCGTTCTCGATGATCCCCATGATCCCCTGCTTCCCGTCGGCCTCGCGCACG